CGCCGCGACGACGACGCTCACGACGAAGAGTGCGGACGGCGTGAAGACGCGCGTCACCGCGACGGTGGACGCGAACGGGAACCGGACGGCGGTTGTACTGGACGCGACGTAAATGTTTGCGGCGCGCCTGTTTGCGGGGCGGTATTTCCCGCGGCGGTATTTTCCCGCCGTAGGGGCGGAGGGTCCGACAGTGGCGATGTCAACGGGCAAAGTAGCGATCGGCACGACACAAACGGTCATTTACAACGCGACGAATCCCGCAGTGATTCGGATCATCAATGACGGGTCGATTCCCGTCTACATCGGGCCAACCGGAGTGACGCAGGACACCGGGTACCCCCTTCCGGTGGGGTCGAACGATGTGATCGATCACACGTTCGACATCACCTCAGGCACGGCGCTGTATGGGATCGCGAAGGACGCGGGGGCGGCGGTTCGGTTTATTGCTAAGGAGTAACACACACCATGATTGTCACAGGTCAAGTTTCCGTGGGAGACGCCTCACCAACGGCTATTGTGAGTGGATCAGGTCGCACACACGTGACCGCGCAGAAGTTAGGCGGCACGATCGCCTATGGCGATGGCGCCGTGACGCCGTCTACGGGTTTCGGTCGCAATACCTCTGAGTTGTTAGACATCGATCTCAACGATGGTGAGACGCTGTACGCTATCGCGGACACGGGTCAGTCGGGCACCGTCGTCTTTATCGCACACAACTGATTGAGGGCGCATGAATCTCGTGTTTGATGCCTACGACATTGGCAAAGAATTTGGCCACATCGCCCAGCACCGTGCAGAAATCGTGCTGTTCCTCGAATGGGCGTTTGCGCAAGGTCCGCTGCGGCGCATCGTGGAAATTGGACAGGGCCGCGGCGGTTTGACGCGGATGTTCTGTGAGATTGCCGGCGATCAGGTGATCGGGATTGATCAGCCGTCCGGCGACGGCGGGATCGGCGACGCGGAGGCGTGGATGCGGAACGAACGGCTCGTGCGGTGTTCGCCGGTGCCGTTCGTGGGAATTCTCGGGGACTCCGCGGCCGCGACGACGCGCGAGGACTTGGCAGCGGCGCTCAACGGGCGTCCCGTCGATTTGTTGTTTATTGACGGAGATCACCGCGGCGACGCGCCGAGTCGTGATTACGATCACTACGCGGCCTGTGTGCGACCCGGCGGGATTGTTGCGTTTCACGACATCGACAGTCACGAGCACCCGGGCGTCCGCGCGACCTTCGAACGCCAACGCGCCTTGACCATCAATGGACAGGTGCGCGACTCACAGGAATTTTCGATCAAACACCAATGGGGCGGCATTGGTGCGATTGTGGTCTAACCCGTCATCAAAGGAGCGAGCCATGAACGACTTTGTGAAGCACCTATTGACACAGCTACTGCCGATCGCCGAAGCGGAACTCAAGCCCGTCCTGCGCAAGCTGATTGCGGAGCGCGGCGGAGCCCTGCTGGATGGCCAGTTGCAGCCGGGACCGTTCCGCACGCTGCTGGAGAAGGTGTTGACGGACAACGCCGATGTCATCGTCGATGAACTCTATCTCGCGTTGAATGCGGCGATCGCCGCGGCGCCGGGGGTGTAACGATGCCCCTCATGCCGGGACACGACGACAACATTGTGCAGGAGAACATCAAAGAACTCATGCGCACCGGTCGGCCGGAAGCGCAGGCGACCGCCATCGCGATGAAGGCCGCCGGTAAGAGCCGCAAAGCGGCCGCCCCCTCGGGTAAAGGCGGGGCGGCTGTGAAGATGGGCAGCACCTGCTGACCTCCAGTGCAGTGGACATGCACGGCGTGCGCGTGGAAGGCTCCCCTTGAAGGCTTCTATCGGAAGGTAGAAGTCGGCACGGATGAGGAACGGTGGGACTACGTGTGTCCCACCTGTCACGCCACACCCACGAATATTCCCCGCCTCACGTACGTCGATAAGCAGACGAAGAAACTCGTCTATTTTTACACGCCCACGCCGAAACAGACGGAAGCGCATCTGTCTCCCCAGCGCAATGTCATGTACGGGGGACGCGCCGGTGTGGGGAAATCGCTGTGGCTCCGCATGGAGGCGCACATGCGGTGCCTCGCGCGGCCGGGGTATCGCGTGTTGCTGCTCCGCCGCAATATTACGGAACTGCGCGATACGCATCTCGATAAGGCGGAAACGGAAGCCCCGCTGTTGGGTGCGAAGTGGCACGCGGCAAGCGCGACGGGACAGTACACCGTCGTCTACGGCAACGGATCGCGCTTGCGGTTTGGCCACTGCGAAACTGACGCGAGTGTGAAGCAGTATCTCTCGTCGGAGTTTGACTGCATCATGCTGGACGAAGGGGCCACGTTTACGGAATTTGCGGCACGCTTCATTAAATCGCGGTTGCGCACGGCGAAAAAAGGGGTGATTCCGATGGTCCGCATCGGATCGAATCCCGGGGCGATGTGGCTCTACAACTATTACATCGCGAAAGACGTGACGGCGGAGGATGATCCGAGCTACAACCCGGATCATTACCGGTTTATTTCGGCGTCGCGCACGGATAACGTGCACGTCAATATCGAAGAACAAGAACTCGCGCTGAACCAGTTACCGACCGAAGCGCTCCGCAAAATGTATCGTGATGGGGATTGGTTGGCGGTGGAAGGGCAGTTCTTCACGGAGTGGACGCCGCGCCAACCGGATGGCCGCGCATGGCACTGCCTACAGGAGTTGCCCACGATCGAGAATGTCCCGATCAATCGTGTGCCGTGGATCAATTTCGTGCGTGTGGTGGATTGGGGCTATGACCCCGATGACGGCGTGTGTACGTGGTGGGCGCTCTTGCCGCACGGCCGGTGTCTTGCGACGCAGGAGTACACATTCAAGCTGACGGTCACGAGTAAAGTCGCGGAAGAAATTCTGCGCCGGAGTCAGGGCCTCAAAATTACGATGACGATTGGCGGGCACGACTTCTGGATGAAAGAAGGCCAGACGGGCGAGTCGATGGCGGAAACGTTCGCGCGCGCGGGCATTTCCATGTACATGGCCAACACGGATCGGATCAACGGGTGGGCGCGGGTCCACAGCCTGTTGAAAGAACTCACGGATGATGGCACAGGCCCGGTGCCGAAGATGCAAGTGTTCGAGCCGGCGTGCCCCATGCTCGCGCGCACGTTTCCGATGATGTCGGGCGACCCGAAAACACCGGGGGATCTCCTGCAACGTCAGGATCATTGGGTCGATACGGCGCGGTGGTTTGCGATGTCGCGCCCATCGTCCTCGAAGCCGACACGCGCCACGGTGTGGTCGCGGTTTTCGCCCGAGGTGCGCAAACTCCTGATGGGCCACTCGGAGCGCGAGGTGTTGGGATCAGAAGCCGCGCGAGCGCGGTGAGGAGTCAGAGCGTATGCCCAGAACCGTGAGCACGCAGACAATTCAGAACACCCTGCCGCCCGAGCCGTTGGTGGAGCAGGATCCGCCCGCGTTGGCGACGACGGCGGCGCCCGTGGCGGACAAACGCGCGGTGAAGCGCGGGAAAATCATTCGCGCAGGGCTGCAAGCGTGCCGCACGCTGCGCGAGACGTTGACGAAAGATTGGAAAACGAACGTCAACTACCGCGTGAATCAACCGCTGGAAGCGACGCCGCAAAGCGATCAAGTCGTGGTGCCGGTGGACTGGTCGCGGACGAAAAACAAACAGGCGCAGCTGTTCTTTCAGGTGCCGAAACTCAATTTGAAGGCGCGCGATCCGAAATGGACACCGAATGCGCCCTTGTTTGGCGCGGCATTGAATTTTGAGCTAGAGCACAAAATTCGCGCCTACAAAATGATGGACGAATGTCTGGCCGACGTGATCAATGCGTCTGGCGTCGCGGCGTGCCTGACGGGGTACGAAGGACAGTTCGCCGATCAAACCGTGCCGAGTCGGGACACGACGACCTTGTCTCAACCCGAAGCCGCCGTTGCCGCACAACAGCAAGAGTCTGTGCCGTACGAGGTGTACTCGTGCCGGTACGCGACACGACTGTCTCCTGGACAGTTGTTGTGGCCGACTGATTTTACAGGGTCGGACTGGCAACTCGCGAGTTGGTTGGGGTATGACGGGAAAATTTCGCAGGCGCAAGCGATCCGGAACAAATGGATTGATGCCGCCTATGAGGATGCCTCTGTGGGTGGGGACAATCTGGATACCGTGAACGACGACAACGAAGACGGAAAGCATCCGATCGTGGGGAAATACATCAAATTTTCGCGCGTCTTTTACCGGATGAGCGATCTGGACCCCGCGGAATTGGATCCGCGGAAAATCGGTCATATGGTGTTCGTGGACGGGAAAGCGGAGCCCGTCGTGGATGAGCCCCTGAAGTGGCAGAAATACGTGCCTGAGACGGGCCAGTGGTTGGGGTTGACGACGTTTCCGATCAAAGTGCTCACGCTCACCACGATTTCCGATCAGTCGATTCCGCCGAGCGATTCGCGCATCGGCCGCGGGCAAGTCAAGGAACTGAACCGATCGCGGACACAGATGTTGCAGCAGCGCGATCGATCGCAGCCGCTCCGGTGGTTCGATGTGAATCTCGTCGATGACGAGATCGCCGAGCAAATGCGCAAGGGCGTCTATCAGGACATGATTCCGATGAACGGACCGGGTGATCATGCAATCGGGGAAGTGGCGCGCGCGGCGTATCCGCGGGAGAGCGCCACGATCATGGAGATCATCGAACATGATCTCGATGCCGCGTGGTCGAGCGGCCCGAATCAGAACGCGTACGAAGCCCAAGGGGATCAGTCGGCGACGGAAGCGAAGATTGTGCAGGGCGCTTTCAGCGTGCAGCAACGCTACGAGCAGGCGAAGGTGCTGCGGTTCTTTTTGGAAGTGGCAGAGAGCATCGGCAATTTGATGCAGATGTTTCAAACCAAACAAGAATACGTCGCCGTGCTGGGACCGGATCGCACCGCCAAGATGCTGCCGTGGACCTCGGCGAACATTGCCGGCGACTATATTTTCGAGGCGAAGCCGGACGCCGCGCTGGCCGTCGATATCAGTCAGGAGCGTCAGGAAAAATTAGGCGCATACAAACTGCTGCGTCGAGATCCGCTGATTCGACCAGAGCCCATTGTCGCCGATGTGCTGGAGGCGTTTGGATACGACCCGTCTGAAACCCTCGGGCCGCCGCCGCAGCCCCCGCCGGACAAGGGTAATTTCCGCTTCTCGTTCAAGGGGGAAGATACCGTCAATCCGATTGTGTTGGCGATCATTCTGAAGGGTGACCCGTCCATCTCGCCGCAGGACATCGCCGCCGCACAGAAGCTCCTACAGGATGTGGGCTTCCCGCCGGTCGCGGCGCTACCGGCGAAGGCTGTGAGCGGCACACCATCGGCGCCCGCGCCACCGGCCCCGCCGATGGGCGGACCTCCTGGGATGCCCCCGCAGGTGCCCCCGGGAACGGCCGCGGCGCCGAGTCCAGGGGGGCCGCCGACCAATCAAGCGGTGCCGCACCCTGGCCCCGTCGCACAGGTCACGCCGCTCAATCAGCGGTACGAGCGGGAGTAGTCTCGTTTTCGAGACATCTCGTTGTATGTGGCACGAAAACGCGCGATAACAGGAGACATACGATGCGGTACACATTCCGACAAGAACACGCCGCGTGCGGGGCGTGCGGGTGGACAGGGCAGGTCTTCACATGGTCACACCTCACTCCACAGTGCGGCCAGTGTGGCCTTCCTGCGGCTCGCACGAGCACTGACGCGTACGGGGTGGCCCCGGGTATCGTGCCGGACAGCATTCCGGGCGGGATCATGATTCGTCACGGGATCTGCAACCCAGATGGATCGCCTCGCCGGTACGACAGCAAGACGGACATCCGCGCGGAAGCGGATCGCCGCGGGTTGACGATCCTTGGAGAAACCCCCGGCGCGCGCGAGTTGCGCTGGTACTAACGTAGGAGTCTTTTGTGCCCGATCTGGAGTCGATCATCAGTAGCTCGATCGCCGCAGCTGATACCACGCCCGAGGGAGCCTCCAACGCGTTTGATGCGGTGGACGAGAGCGGCACCGCGGACGCGACAGGATCCGAGGGCGAAGAAACGGACGCCCCCTCGGGAGAAACGACAGAGGGCACGGGTGCCGATGATGCGGCGGTTGCGGTAGAAGGCGCCGCCACGACGACGGAGAAGCCGAAGAAATGGATTCGGCGTGATCAGGCGCAGAAAGAATTGGCCGCAGCGCAGGCGACCGCCAAGACGCAGTTAGACGCGTTGCAGGCCCGTGTGACCGCGCTCGCGCAGTTCGACACGCAGGAGACGAAGGACAAGATTCGCGCGCTGGAGATCGCCGAACAGCGGCCGGACGCGTTTATCAACGCGCTCATGACCGACAACCGGTATCCCGGTTTGATGTTGGCGGCGTTGAAGGCGAATCCGCAGTTTGCGGCGGAATTTGCGGCCGCACAGCGCCGCGACGACGCCGCGACGGTGCCCAACGATCGCCCGAAGCCGGGCTTGATGTCGGATGGCACGACGGGATACACCGAAGAGGGCTTGAACGCGCTGTTGTCGTGGGAACGCAAACAGGCGGTCGATGAAGCGCTGAAACAGGCCGAAGAGAAGTTCGGGAAGAAATATGATGAGGTGTTGAACCCCATCAAAGAAGAGCGTGAAGCGCGCGAGAAGTACGGCGTATCGCTTCAGCGCACCGGCGCACAGATTACGGCCGCGCGTAAGGACTGGCCTCTGTTTACGGACAACGAGCCGAAGATCAAAAACTGGCTCAACGACGCATGGAAGACGCCGGAAGGCAAACGTGCGACGCTGCACGATGCATACGTGGCGGTGGTCGTCAAGGGTGTGATTCAGCCGAATCGCGACACGATGCGTCAGGAAATTTTGTCGGAACTGCGCGCCGCGCGCGGCGCGGGTGAGCAGGTGAAACGACCGGCAGCTTCGACGGGATCGCCGGCGACCGGGGGCAAGCGATCGATCGAGTCGGTGATCATGAACAGTATCCGCGGGCTAGACGCGGCCGCGTAACGGCCGCTACGTGTAGACGCTTTGCGTGTGAGCGTATCACGCGCCTTCTGTCCGTGCTCTTGCAGGCCAATAAGGGCACCTCCGTTTAGGACGTAGCGCATTACGTCTGCGTGGTGGCCGTTGCCACTCTTCGTAACGCGATGTGTGTTTCCTGAAAGGGGGTGCTTTCTCATGGCACTCACAATTTCCCAGATCATTGCTGCGTCGTACAACGACGTGCAGAACGAAATGCGGAAGCCCGAGAATCAGTGGGCTGAGAATGCGGCGCTTCG